GAATTTGATTTTGTCTTCCTTTTCTTTTTGAAGTGAACCTAAGTAGTATCCATAATACTCATACAATCTACTTAATTGTCGTCCTACTTCTGCGGTTAATTGATATGCTTCTGATTCACCTGTCTTTGCGGTTCTACCTGATTGATATTTATCAATAAAACTTTTAACTTTACCACTTGCTTTTTTACCACCAAGTGCTACATCAATAATTGATTGACAAAAGGCAGCTGCCTGTTTTACTTTTTTCTGTAATTGTTTTGGGTCATTAAGCTTTTGTCTTAATAACTCGTCAAAGTATTGTCTGTTAATTCTTGCAAATTCATCATTAGTTGTGAACTTTGCTGCTCCGAATTGAGCTGCTTGTCTCATTTGTCGTTTGATACCTGCGCCCATATAAGGTTGGTCTTCATCTAAATTGATATGATGAAATTTTACACCTGGTATTGTCATCATACCTGATAATGATTGATATCCAATTTCGTTCATACCGAATTGTCTGTCTCTTGAATAACTTCTTGAACCTGCGTCTACATCTGGCACACTACTTCTATCACTACCATAACGACCACCACTAACTTTTTTACCGGTTGCGGTCATTACATTTGTTAATGGTTTCCAACTCTTTGTATACCAAAGTGGTTTTCCGTCTTTCAATACACTAATCGCTGTAAACTTACTGATACCCATATTACTTCCACGATAGTAGTCTGATTGTCTACCTTTCATCGGGACTGAAACATCTTTGTCAACATATACAATTTCTATACCTTTTTTCTTTGGTTTAGTGTTTGTTTCAATTTCTTTATCTGTAATCTTGTCCCACTCAATACCAAGTTTTGCTCCGTATGAGAAAAAGCTTGAATCTAAACCTCTCCAATTATTTGCTAATGCACGAAGTTTACCTGATTTAAAAGCTTCTGTCATTATAATCTTATGTTCTTTTATGATATCTTTAATTTTAATCATTATACAAAGTCCCTTCTTCCTTTTGACTCACCTTTACGATAAGATGTATTTTGTTTAAATAATTTAACTACTTTATCCATAAGCTCTTGAGTTCTTGCTTCAATTCCAACATATGATGCGTAATTTTTTTCTGGACTTCTTCTGTCAGGTGCATAATATTTGCCTGTGATTGGATTGTTAGCTGTGATAATAATAATGTCTTTGTTTCTCCAATAATAGTTTTTTCCTTTTGACCAACTTACTCCTGTTGATGAACCCTTTGCTACCATTGGAATTCCCAATGCTTTTAAAAATCTTTTAAATCCACCTGGTTTGAAATCTGTTAAATCAAATCCGTGTTGCACACCATTTACCATAATTTTTGATGCTTCTGTTAATCGGAAGTCTTTCCAACTATCATTCATTTTCATTATTGTTTTTTTATCCATTGTATTCCCTATAATCCTGCATTATACATTAAAGTATTGATAAATACTTTTTTGTCATAATCTGACAATTTACCAAATCCTTTTCCTAATGTAATCATTTTGTTTTTGTTAAATCTATTTGTAGGTGGTTTTTTACTAAAATCATTTGTTCCCATAGTTGAGAGAATATTTGGTAATTCTTTTCTTATTTGGTTTTTATTTTTACCTTTCATTTGGGTTTTAACCAATTCTGTGGCGATTACCATTAATATTTTTTTATCACTTTGTCTTAAGTTTTCATCTAATACATCATAATCTCCACCTGATTTTGCAATTTTCTTTCTTCTATCATCACCTTTTTGAACTGCTGAAACATTACCTGAACCAATATCTACTTTAATTGACTCGACTGGATTTGTTAGATAATCTGTTGCTTTTGACAAATAACTTTGAGATAAAGTAATTTTGTCTGACCACCAACTTGGTAATGAATCTTCTTTGTTCATTCCGTTTAGTTTGTTTAGAAGTTTATTACTATCATCAACCATAATCATTACTTTTCTTTTTGATGATGCGACATCTGTGTGTCCGTCTTCGTTAATATTTTCTAATTGTGCCTTGTCCATTTTACTTCTCATATCATATAATACATCAACAAGTCTTTTTCTAAGCTTATCTCCCTTAGAATCTTTCATATAATAAAATGAATTACTATCATAACTACGAGTGTCTAATGCTGGTAATAAACTATATTCAATTGCAGCTTTAAATTTTCCGTCTTGTAATCTTTTTTTCAATAATGTCATATCAACTGCTTTATAACTATTCTTAACTGAATATTCTCTTTCGTATGCGGAAAGTTCAGGCCCAAATCCCTTATTCAATAATGTTTTGACTGCTTTTAGTTTGTTTATGTCTCGTTTAATTGGGTGTTTTGCTAATGGCCCTTTTAAATTTTGTGCTTGTCTAATAATTAAATTTATGGCTGTATTAAGATTGTCCATATAATCTTTTGATGATTTAACTGAAAATTTTTCTTGAATTACACCTTCACTCATATCTTTTAATGCTTGTTTAAATGCTTTCTTATCTTTTTTATAATCTGCCATTACCTGGTCAAATCCCATTATGTCAATCATATCCATAAACATTTCTTTTTCTTTTTTGTTTAGTTTGTTGATAATCTTTTTAGATTTTGCTGACATTTCATTTATTGATTCCATTTTATATTTTTTTGACCTATCTAATTTGTCAACAATGGCATATGCCTTTCTTTTTTGATAATTATCTTTCATATCAAAATATTTTTGACCACTTTTTGTTTTTTTAAGTGGAAATCTTGCTTTTAACCAAAGGTCGTGAACTTCTTTTCTTCCTGCGTTCTCAACATTTCTTAAATAATGTTTCCAATCGTCATTAGTCCAAAACCAACCAACACCTTTGTAGTTTTTAGTCCCGACTGACGGGTCATTGAGTGCTGTTGCTTCGTTTATTGATTCATTAATCTTTTGTAGTATCTTTGGGTCTTCATTACCAAACATACCAATTAAAGTATCTTGTATTTCACCTCGTGAGTATTTCATTTGTTTGAATTGTCTTTTGGAATTATCAATTGCTTGAAAGATTGGCCCATATCCTTTTTGTTTCAACAACTTTTTCACGGCTGGTCTCATCTTTTCATTTACTGATTGCTCTGGCAATACTACTCCGTATGGTGAATTCATAGCTTTCATAACTTTCTTTTCAGTATCACCTTTAAATCTTAATTTGAATGCTTCTGTTCCCTCAACTTCCATATCGGTAAATGTTCCTTTGTTTGTAATGTAATGATTTTTTATACCAAATTTGTTAGCTCTTGATTTAGTAACACCTTTTACTTTTGCTCTACCTCTATGTCTTCTATCAAAAGAAAGTAAACTAACGGTATCACCTACTTTAAATACTTTGTTTTCAAATAAACTACCTGCGTGGTCAGCGATTGCCATAATTTTATTTATATCATCTTTTTTGAAATTACTTACCATTACGCCGTCTTTTGTATAAGAGTCAACTTCTTCGTGTCTTATTTTAATTCCTCTGATTTCTTTTTTTAATTTATTCACTACAAAGGAAACTCTACCTTTTGGAACAAGAATATCTAATTGTTTAAAATTACTTTTCTTTAAAGACCTTGGCGTATCTTTTTTATAATCAATTTCATTTATTTTTTTCATTTGGTCGTGTGATTTTTCTAATTTCATACCTGGTTTGAAATTCTTTCCTTTATTCGTTACAACAAACACAACACTTCTTGGATTTACTGACTTTACTTTACCTTTTGCGCCATAGTGTGGACAAGTAGGATTAACATCTTTAACGACATCACCTACACCATAAGTGTATTCAGATAACTCTTGTCTAATCATTTCTTTGAGTTTACCCAATATCTCTTTTTTCATTGGTAGTCCTTTGTGTTTAGTTGATGCGAACTTTTTCACATCTTTCTTTTTCATATCTTTGGCTACATCTTGTGCGTCTTTTGAAAACTTGGACGCTGGTTGTTCACCTTTTTGGATTGACCTAACAATCCCCATAAATTTTTGTTGCTTTTTACTGAGTGCTGGCATTACTTATCTAACTCTAATGGTTTACCACGATTAGTTGTAGGATAAGCTTTTTCTGCTTTACTCAATGAAAATTTTAATGCTGACCAATACTTGTTATTTCCTTCTAACCAATCAATCATTGGTTCAATTTTAAATTCTTTTGTTCCATCAGCATAAACTTGTCCGTCAATAGTGTCTGGCTTTCTTCTGTGTATCGCATCTTTTGGATAGTTTGGAAATACACTTGTTGCTTTGGTATCTAATTTTTTACCTAAATCTTTTAATTTACTTATTGTATCGTTAAGTGATTTTTGTATATCATTGATTTCTGGTGTAAAGTCAACACTATAATCATTTTTATTGACTTTCATTTCATCTAAACGATTAGTGTATCGTGTTGTAATTTTTGATAATTCTTTTAAGTCTTTCACTATTCACCCCTTATGATATGATTAATAATATCTTCTGCTCTACAATAAACTCCACAAGTTCTACCTTGTTGATTATTTACTGATTCGTTCATTGGATGCAAAAATGCTCCGTGTGTTGATGGATTGGAAACAAAATCAAAAGCGATAAGTTCAAAATCATCTCCTACTTTTGAAACGGTGTCTCCGTTGGCCTCTTGAACCATTTCGACACTACCCAATCCTCGTGAACTGATACCTAATTTGATACCATTCTTAAATAGTTCTCGTAATATATTACCACTTGGTGTCGTAAGTATTTCTACCGTACCAACTAAATTATCTCCCTCAAAGTGCATTTCCTTGACATTGTGAGAAACATTTTGTAAATTAACAACTGAACTATCTGGATGGTCTAATTCACCGAGTGCTCTATTTTGTTTTACAAAATTCTCGTCATACTTTTTAGATTCACGAACCAATATCTCTCTTGGATATACTCGTCCGTTTTGGTTTTTTGCTTCTGCTCTTTGTAATACACCTTTAACAACTAACTTTCCGTTGTTTTCTTTCATCGCCTCATTAATTTGAGTCGGTGTAATGTTAAATGGTATATAATCTACTATTACTTGTTTCATATCTGTCCTTAAAATCTAATTAAACGTTTTTTCTTTAATAATTTGAAGAAATCGCCTTTTGACATACCTCTCCACTTACCAATAGTTTTATCTCCGAGAACTATATCAGTTCCGTCTAAGTAAACGGAGTCCGAATAATCACTTGCCGAATTAAGACCGAGTGCTGTTAATATATCACCCATTTGAAATGTTTTACTCATACCATTAGTATATCTACCTGCTACCACTAAATCAAAATCATAAGTCATTTTGTCTTTATTACCTCTTGCTACCATCGCTTTTGCAATCTGTCTTGCTATATCTGGTGTTACTCGTCCTTTGAAATCCTGTGCTTCATTTAATGAACCAAAAAATCTTTCGTATTGTTCTTTTAAATTTTTCATTTTAAATTTCCTACTTTGTTTGCCATCTTTACTAATCTTTCTGAAATCTTGGTTAGTGCTTTATGTGTGTTCTTCCAATAATCTTGTGAATTCATATTTAATTCGGTCTTTAATTTTAAGTTCATTTTCACGGTTTTGTCTAACTCGTTTAATGCGTCTCTAATTTCTCTCATTGAACGACCAATCTTTTGTTTTGGTGTCATAGATTCGTCATTTCTCCAATCGTGATAACGACCTTCACCTAATCTTTGTTTTGTTTTGAAAAAGTGTGCAAGTTTTCCTATATCTTTTTCAGCTGTTAGAATATATTCATAATAATCATTATATTGTCTATCTTTAAGTGTTTTATCACCAATATTATAAATCTTTATATAATCTTTTCTTATTTTCTGTAAACTTTTATGAACTTTTTCTAATGCACTAACTTCTTGTTGAGTAACTTCTTTAACTGGCTTGTATCCACCTGCGTGTGTAATTTTTTTAAGTTTCTTTTTATCTTTTTTTCTTTTACTTCTAAATGCGTAGGGTGTATCGTAGTAAATGCCAGTTCCCATTGGGTTTGCTGCACCTGCTGAAGCTGTTGTTGAAGCTTCTTCAAGTTCTTTAACTACAAGATTTTTTATGTATTCTTTTAATTTAGCTATTACTTTTGCGCGATTGGACATATTTGATTTCCTTAATTAGTTCATAGTATCTCATCAATGCAACCACGTGTTTATCTTTCACGATTTTTCCTTTTGTAGCTGTGTCAGTATATTCAATAGCTTCTGATAATTTAATCTTAGTAATTTTATCGTTCACTTTTGGTAGTAAAGACTTTAAAGCTCTTTTGATTTTTACTACTTCTGAATCAATAAACTCTTTTAACGAATTTGTATTAGATACATTGCTGATATATTGTTTCAACAAGTTTTTTTGATTTTCATTTAGAGATTTATACTTAGAATTAAACTTATCAACTAATAATTGATAACTTAACAACCTTAAATCTTTACTTTGTTCAGTAAATTCATTTAAGTTTTTCTTTTTCACTCTATTTAGTTTTGTTTGAGTGATGTGTTCTGTAATTGTTATTGATGAATCTGTTTTTTGGACTGGCCCAAAGTCTTCTTTTCCAACTTCTGATTGAAAAACACGATATACGGATGCCATAACTTTAAAGTTAGGTATTCTTGTATTAAAGAATTCTTTTATATCATAATTCTCTTTAATTGTTTTAATTAAATTGTATTTTTCGTTTGCCAAACGACGATTTGACAATTTTCTACGACTTTTGACTACTGCCTCTAATAAGGACGATGCGTGAGTCAAGTTTTTGTATTTTTTATTCAATAAGATTGAATATAATTCGTATTCTTTACCTAATTCAGTATTTTTATTAAAGAATTCCTTAAATAATTTAACTGACTTAGGGCTTTTTGTGTCATTTATCACATCTACTGTTATTTGACGTGATAAAAGTTCATAAAGAATACCTGTATTCTTTATCTTATTATGTTTTACATAAGACATTTGAGCTCCAAAGTATTTTTGTGTATTTTATCAATAATAAATATAAAACTTTCAAGAAATCGGTTCTAATCTTGTCCGTTTTCCTCTTTATATTCATTATATTCTTGTTCTAATTCATCAACTTGGTTAGTTTCTTGTATTATGTTTTTTGACTTTTTACCCATAGTTTTTTTCAAAGCATCGTAGTGTGCTAATGCTAATCCTCTACGATTTTTTGTTTGTTTCCCTAATGGGTCACGACCTCTTGCTCCACTATCTTTAAATGGTTTATTCATTTCTTGTGGGCGACCACCTTGTTGGTCTTCTGGTCTATCATCTTCTTTTTCCTCTTCTGGAAATGGGTCAAATATAGAACCTGCTATGGTATCCGGTGGTGTTTGAGCATCGTCTTGTCCGATACCTACGGCTGCCATATCACTTGGTGTTCCAATTGCGTCTCCTGTTTCCATTGGGTCATTACCTTCCATCTCAATTTGAGAGTGTCTGAATTTTTGTTTTTGGTCATCAATGATTTGATTTTCAATTTGAACTTTTTCTTTGTCAGAAAAGTTAAATATATTATCATAAATCCATTGATAAGGTAAAATTTTATCACTTAACATATCACGAGCTAAGTTTACTTTCTGTCCGAACAATTCTATCTTTTCTTGTTCATACATAGTTGAAGGACTTGCTAATTCTAATTCAAAGTTTACTAAGTCTTCATCTACATATCCTTGTGAATATAAGTGAACAACTGCAATCTTTGTTAACTCCGATACTATAATTCTTTGTATTCTTTCAATGGTTCTTGCAAATCTTACATCTTCTGCTGCAAGTGTTGCTTTACCACCGACATTTTCATCAAACCCTAAGAATGCTTTTGGAACTCTTAGTGATGCTAATAATTTGTTTTTTAAATATTCAACATCTTCGGTTGAGTCATAATCAATACCACCTAACTCATTAATTTCTGTTCCACTATCTCCACCACGAACTGGCAAAAAGAAATCTTCTGTTAGGTTTTGTATGTTGTATTTAAGATTGTATTCACCTGTTGCTTCATCAAGATAAGGTGTCTTTTTCATTTTGTTGATAATTCTTTGCATATAATTGTCAACTTCATTTGGTGGTATATTACCAATATCAATCTTGAATACTCGTTTAGAAGGTGCTCTCATAATTCTGTGAATTAACATAGCGTCTTCCATAAGTGTTAATTGTTTCCAAATCTTACGAGTTGCTTCAACCATAGATTTTCCGTAAGGTAAGAAATTACTATCGTTTGCTAATCTAAAATGTGCGATTTGGAAGTTTTCAAATTCTATCTTTCCTTTACCACTTGGCTTTTGGCCGAAATACGGGTGTGCTCCCTCAATACTTTCTAAGTAGAACTTAGTGTAGTAAGGATTTTCAG